CCACGAAGACAGACGCAAGACGTAAACACCTGAAACGACCGCCGTTATGCGCCGACCTAGCCGACGCCTACGCCGAGTCGATCGCCAGCGGAACCGCCGTCGCGAATCTGCGCATCGTCGACTCGTGCAAGCGCTATCTAGCCGAGCGTAAAGCGCCGGCCGCGCACCAGGTGTGGTGGGATGAACCACGCGCCGAAGACGCCCGAGCGTTCGCCCGCAAGTGTGGGCAGGGCGTGGAAGAGGACGCCGGGAAACCACTGGAGTGGATGCCGTGGCAGTGCATGGTGGCAATGATCTTGCTTGCCCGCCGGCGCGTGATTGCCAAAGTGAAGACCGACACGCCGGCCACGAAGGCGCTGCTGCTGGTGGTGGCCCGCGGCAACGGGAAGACCGAGTTCGCGGCATCGATGATCATGGCAGCGATGCGCGACACCAGCACTAGCCTGGAGTTCTCAAGCGTGGCGCCGGATGGGCGCTTAGCACAGAAGACTTTCGAGCGGATGCAGACCATGTGCCGCACGCTGGCGCTAGATGACTCAGACAAAGACGATAAGGGATGGACGTCCTCAGGTGGCTCGACGCCGGCGCACCCAGGCAGAGTGCGCCACGGTGGCAACCGGTACATCTCTTTGCCGTGCACCGACCGTGCGCTTGACGGATTGACCACGCGCTTGATCGTCGCGGACGAGACAGCGCGCATGGACAAAGCGTTTGGGCGCTTGCTCACTGGGCTTGCCAAGTTCGCCACGTCGCAACTGTTGGCGATCACAACGCCCGATCCGGAGCAGAAGACGCGCCCGATTTGGGGCTATTGGCAGGCTTGCGAGGCTGCAATCACTGACGGAACGCCCTATCCGGCGGGCTGGTGGCCCATGATTTACGGTCTAGATGCCGACGATCAGGCTTCAGACCCTGCCGTATGGGCGAAGGCGCACCCAGGTTTGGGAGTCATTGTCGACCCGACGCAGTTGCAACTGGCCGCGCAGACGATGCTAAACACCGGCGACCCGGTTCAAATCGCCGAGTTCGAGACGCAGTTGGCGTGCAGATACCACGAGATTGCAACGACCGACATCGATCTTGCGGTGCTTGAGCGGCAGATGGTGGACTGCGATTGGAATCGATTGCGCGGTGCGCCGGCGGTGATCGGTCTTGACCTGAGCCGCGGTGGCTACGGCAGTCAACTCGACTTGACGGCGCTCACGATCATGGTCGTCGATGGCGGCATCATTCGTGCGCGGAACGTGTGCTGGTGGGCGGGCACAGACATCGCGCTCGACGAAAAGCGCTGCAAGAATCCGCTACAGGTGTGGATTGAGGCAGGACATCTGCGCCGAATGCCTGGTGAATGGCAGGATATGAGCATTGTCGAGGCTGAAATTGAGCACTTGATGACGCTTTACGACGTGCGAAAGATCGGCGTAGACCCGCATCCAGCGCAAGCGCGAGACATAAAGCGATGGCAGGATCGCGGCTGGCCCATCATTCCAGTCGATCAGAGCATCCGAACGATGGCTCCAGCGTGGAAACTGTGGGGCGATCTACTCAAATCCAAGCAACTTTTTTACAACTCGCCTGATCCGGTACTCACGTCCGGTCTAAACAACGTGCGACTGATCCGCGACAACGTCGGCAACACGCGACCAGTGAAGGGACGCAGCGCCGGCAACATGGACGTCATCGTCTCCGGCAACATGGCAGCGCTTCTGATGGAACATCACCAGGTGCGTGAGTCAACCGGACTGAGCACCAGCGCTTGCCCGATTGGTTAAGAGTGCAAGTCTGAAATAATCGCTTGACAACGCGAGGCACATTTGTTCCATGCGTTGCAGTGAGCATCTTCGCACGATTCTTCGGTTTCAAAAGCGGCGTGGTTGTCTACGCACGTCCGGAACCACTGGCAACGCCAGCGCCACAGCATTTACCCGCTGTCGTTCGTGCTATGAACCTCATCAGCACCGACTTGGCGCGGCTCCCGTTCTCGATCATTGACTCGCAAGGCCAGGTGGTCGACTCGCCAATCACGCAATTGATGACGCGGGAAGCCTCGCGCTGGCAGTCGGGCTTTGAGTTCCGACGCTATTTGACTACGTGCGCGCTTGATTCGGGCAACGGTTTGGCACTCATTCGCCGCGATTCGTCGGGCACCGTCGCTGAATTGCAACCACTTCCGAGCGGAACGTCCACGGTTGAACTGACCGAAGAGGGTGTTCAGTACCGCTTGGGCGGGAATCTCCTCAAGGCAGACCAGGTGCTGCACCTTGGTTGCTATCCGGATCCGCTGTCGCCGAGTTGGTACATGTCGCCGATGGACGCTTGCAAGTTCGCCATGGAACTAGCGGCAGACCAAGACGCAGCCCACAAATCTTTGATCCGCACGGGCAGTACGGGAAAAGTGAGCATCTCACATCCGGGCGCGATGTCCGATCAAACGGTTCAAGCCATCCGCGACGCCTGGCAAACCATGCACGCAACCGCGGAAGGTGCATCGCGTCCGCTGAACCTGCGCGAGGGCATGAAGGCCGAGCGCATCAGCGCTGAATCAACGACCACAAGTTTGGAGTCGCGCCGATTCTCTATCCAAGAGATCGCCCGCGCATTTGGCGTACCGCCCGAGATGCTTTACCAGCAGGGCGGTGGTGCGCTGTCCTCACAATCAGAAACCGCACGCGCCTACGTCGATGGCGCGCTAGCCCAATGGGTGACAGCGTGGGAGTCGGAGATCACGCGAAAACTCTGCGGGCCCGGCGAACACGCAAGGCTCGATACCGACGTCCTGCTCCGCGGCAATATGCGCGATGCCGGCATGGCGCTGTCCAAACTTGTCCTCGCCGGGATCCTAAGTCCGAACGACGGTCGCAAGCGAATGGGCCTCCCGCCTATTCAGGGCGATCAGTTCGACATCCCAAGTGTGTCCATGCCAGGCGGAATGAGCGCCATGCAAGGCGACGGCGCCACGGAAAACATCGATGGAGGTGAAGACATTGCTTGAAATCCGTACCGCCAAGATCAGTATGCAAGGCGACAAGATCGGCGGCTACGCCAGCGTGTACGACGCTCCAAGCCATCCGCTGACCGTGCGCGGTATCAACGGTGGAAAGCCATTCACCGAGAAGGTTGCCCGCGGCGCGTTCGACAATTCGCTCCGCTCCAACATCTCGCTGCTTGTCGGTCACGATTCGCGCGACCTACTCGCCAACACCAAGAGTGGGCTACTGCAACTGAACAGCGACGCACACGGCCTGGCGTTTGAAGTCACGCTGCCCGACACACAACGCGCCAAGGACATCCGCGCACTGGTGGACGCCAACGTCCTCAGCGAGATGTCGTTCGGCTTCAACGTGATCTCCGACTCTTGGAGCGGAAGTACTCGCACACTCACCCAAGTTCGTTTGCTTGAAGTCTCAATCGTAGAAAACGGCGCTTATCCGCAGACGAGCGCCGAAGCCCGCAACATTCAGTCGGGCTTAGCCCGTCTTCGTCTGCGTCTAAGGATGCCGCTATGAAACTGTCCGAACTCTTTGAAAGCCGTAAGGCGCTCACCGCTGAGCGCGATTCCATTCTCGCACAAGATTCACTCACCGTGGAAATCGAAGCCCGCGGCCATGAAGTCGCAAACGAACTCGCAACCGTTGAAGCCGAGATCCGTTCCGCGCAAATGCGCGAGCGTTTCGCGTCTTCAAGCGCTGTCGAAATCATCGCCAAGCGCGATATGGAACTTGGACGCGAAGAGCGCGACACCAAGAAGTACCGCGATCAGTTTGTCGGTTGGCTTAAGGGTGGCGCTGCACCTGAAGTGCGCGCACTCACGACCGCAACCACGCCTGCAACCGCTGCTGGCACGATCATGGTGCCCGCTGTCTACGAGACAGAGATCTTAAAGTACCTCGATGCTCAAGATTTCATGCGCTCGTTGGCTGATTATCGCGGTGGAGTCACTGGCTACCCATCGCTCCGCTACAACACGCAGACCAGCGCCAACTACGGTGGCGGCACTGGTTCGTGGATTGCGGAAGGTAGCAGCGCCATTGTGAACGACATGGCACTTGCTGAAGTGCTGTTGCCGCCAAAGTTGTGCTCACCAACGACGCAAGTTTCGCAGACTCTCTTGCGCCAAGCCAACTTTGACGTCGAAGCCGAAGTCATGATGGACTTGCAAAA